TGTGTAATATCCTATAATTTCCCTGCTTCTGAAAGGGAAAATAATCCATTCTTCGAGATAATTAAGTGATCCAATAGTTGGATCCCCATGATCTCACCAGCCTTTTTCACCATCTTCGTGATATCAATGTCTTCTTCAGATGGTTTCAAATTTCCTGAGGGATGATTGTGTGCAACAATGATAGCAACAGCGTTATCCTCTACAGCCGGGTAAAAAATCTCTCTCGGATGTATCACTGTTCTATTGACCAACCCTATACTCACGACCCGGACATTTATTACCCCATGTGCCCCATCTAGAGTAACCACTATAAAATGCTCTTGTCTCTTAGAGACAAACTCTAACAAAGCCGGATAAATATCCTGTGGAGCACTTATCCTCAATGTTGGGTTGTTGTCTTCGAGAATCATCAACTCTTGAATCAACTCTTGTTTTTTATTATTCATTTTGCCCTCCGTTGTTTTGCTGCCCTTCGGCTGATAAATACACCATACTACGGAGGATTTTATATGTCAACCACTTTCGCACTTTTGTTACGGTTTTTTTGTTTTTCTTCCAGCCGGCTGTAGGATCACCTCGTTTTGAAATGCTTGCAACATTACATGAGTGACATCGGTCCACCCTAGTGTTGTTACCATTTTCTTAGGGACCGTGATAGTAAAGGATCCTTTCCCGCTCTGGATCTCTTTATAGGCAAGGCTGGTCATTTCATCTGACTGTTCTTTATGCCGGTCCACCAACTCGGCAATCACTGTTGAAAGGGACACCCCTCTCATATCTGCAATTCGCTGATAGTATTCCCGGACCTCTTCTTTCACTGTACCGCCTAAAAACACATAGCCTTCTCTTATACCCATTATACCCTCCGTCTGTACTGTCTGGACCGCCACAAGTGACTTTTTAAGCTTGTACTGGTACTTTGTACCGTTTTGTCAGGTAAGTCTCTCTATGGCGTCTCAGGCTTCTCTGAGCGCATCCTTCATATTGGCCCGTGGTAGGTTACCTGCTGGCTCTCAGTAGCAGTATGGTCCCCGTGGCTGCTGCTGCTCCTATGGCTGCACCAGACAGTCCCCATACTATCTTATCTCCCAGGACCTTTTTCGAGTATTGATCGAACGATTGCCTTGCCTCTTTTAGCGAGTTCTCCAATCGCTGTCGTATCCTCTGTGATTCCTCCAAGCCCCGACGATATTGATTCAATAACTTCTTCTCTCTCTTGTATAGACTTTTCAAGGCTTCGTACTCTTCTCTCAAACCTTTCAGCTCTTTGGTATCTTTCTTCAGCAAGCTCTGCGAGTTGCCTAAATCGTTTTGTAGCTTCTCGATCCTTTCTTCTAAGCTCTGCACTAATATCAACTGCTGCTCGAAGATCGCTTCTAACTTCAGAAAGTTCTCCCTGGTATATAGCCCTTGTTCCGAGGACGCCGACCACACCCCCGATAAAAAAAACAACAATAATAATGCCAATAGTCTTTGCGATTTCATTCATGCGTCCCTTCCATTCTGCCGTCTCTTGATCACCGGCCCAAAGAACGCAGCTGCTTTCTCTGGACCTACAAATAGTATAATGATACCGCCCATTTTTGTTACGTCGGTAACTTCTATCCTATCATTGAAAATAGCCATAGTCCCTACTATGAGTAACCACAGCACACTAACGACTAGTAATATACTACTCGACCATTTAATAAACTTCAGACTGCTCATTAATAGCCCCTACAAGCCTGGAAGTGCATCCCGTCCGGTCGCTTCTTCCAATCTCCACCCCATATAAAACCTCGCCTTTTGAAAGCCCCTACAAACCATTCCGGCTGCTCTGGCTGCTCCCCTAAGTCTCCAAGATGCCTATTCAAATCTATTGCGATGCCCCATGAATGGGTACTGTATACATTAGCCCCCCGCTGGAACCTAAACGCAAAACACCCCCAATATTTATTCAGTCCATTTCGGACAAGATATTGAGGATCCCCACTCATATAAGTGCCGATTTCATCAAGTGCGTCGACCACCACCGCGCCTATCTTACGATGCATCCATATCTGCTCAACCCTTTTTTCTGGTTTCCACCCGATAACCATAGGATAGGGTAATGCAAACTTTTCCATTTGCCGTTCCCAAAAAGCAGAATTGAAATTCCCGTCTTCATCAGGATCAGGGTTTCCGTAATATTTTATTATATCCTGTTTCCCTGTTGGTACGTAATCAAGCTTCTTCATCCGACCCCTCCGACAAGAAAATCATGGAAATCTTTTTGTGCTTGCTTTACATCCTTAATAGCAACATCGATGTTCCCATTCGAGGCACCACTCTTATAGGATTCAAGTAGAACAATTAACGCCTTTATCTGAGGATCTTGTAATTGAAACAACGCCTGGATTTCTCGCGAGGTTTTCTTCTGTGCAACTTCTATTTGTGCAAGAGCACTCTTGAGATATTCCATATCTGGATTTTCCCACTTGACCCTCTTCGATGCACTCTTAACAACCACCCCTCCAACCGCCACTCCTATTCCTGTGAGCATAGCTCCAATAAACATTGGGATAATACTCGTCATAACTGCATTCCAATCCATTATTTATCCTTCAATATTGCTTGTCCTTTAGTGAGCCAAGAAACTCCGAAAGCTCCAAGCATAACCGCTTCCACATAATAAGTCACATTATATCCCGAAAATACTGCATCCACTATATGAAGTACCGCAAGAACCACTATCATCCCAAACATAACAAGACCACATATCCTATAGATCAGGTTCCTTTTCTTTTTACGTCCCTTTTCTTCACCCTTTGTAAATTGAAAATAAGACATTATCGATAGGGTTACAAAAAAGAGCACTGCGAATATAAAATGCAGTGTCCCTGTTACCTTTTCGCTTAGCTGGAAATATCCTACTGGACTGACTGCATTGAAACATGGAAAGATAGCAATCCCAATAGCTGACGTACCAGCAGAGATTGTCAACACATTATCCATCAAGTCATAACCCTTATAGGTTAGAAGAAAAGCTCCGGCCATAAACAGCACTCCCACCAGAACATCCCCACTGTTCGTCCAGTAGTACGCACTAATAGAATCCTGAATCGGCGTACCTGAAAACATACCGCCGATAGCTACCAACAGGAATAAAAGTATCCCTGTAGCCCCGATAGTTTTTCTCAGCCCCATATAAGACATTACCAGTCTATTTACCATTGTACAGCCTCCACCTCGGATTTTGTCTGTGCAGAATCAATACTTGACTCCAGACTCCACTTTTTCTCGTGAACCTGCATTCCATATTCTATAGTTTCACTCCGAATATCTCGCACCTGCTGGAGTGTAGCCGTAATAAAACCATTGTTGTAAACCCTAAATAGAGTTTCGGTCTTGCTCTTGTTTTCCATGTGCTCAACAAGACCTGTTAGAGTAGTCATATCTTTCTCACGAGCATTTATCTCCGCATTGATAACATATGAGTATGTGTGTCCGGATTGTTTTTCCTTTTCGAACGCCTCTTTAATAGACTGTTTTTGCTTGTTTTTTATAACCGAAAGACCTGGGATCCATTCCCAGGTATCTTGATTCCACTCATATCCAATACCGGGAGAGGGAGGTATGTCCCATTGCCAAGGCTCTCCTGAAGCGATCCTGTCCAGAACCTCTTGATAAAGAGGATCAGATTTAATTACATGATAAGGTCCATATTCACCATCAATTACGAAAGTATTATCTTTTCTTTTTAATATCATTATGAAAGCCTCCTAATAAAAACAATTGCCATTGCACTATAACCCGCGGTGATTGACCTTGATGTGATACGGTCTCCACCAGATATATTTCCAACAACTGAAGGAGGAGTGATAACAGCCGAAACATAATAAGTTCCGCCAGAGGGGGCATGTATATACCAAAATCTAGCAGTACTCGACGACGTATTTGTATGGCTCATAATTAGATAATTTACTTGTCCAACAGTCATTGCTGGAAGATACTCATGCAGGTAATAGTCATCCGATGTCACAGAACCACTGATATAAGTCCTTATGTCTACATATCCTTTCCTTGCTGCCTGATTACTCGATGTCGGATTGCTTCCAGGAAGAACAGGAATTGAAGAAAACGTCTTAACCCCATCTATGCTCTGCGCACCAGTAAGTTTTACGTTCTGTGCAACCAGTGTGTCTATATAACCTTTCGCCGCTTGCTGTGAAGGAACCCTCGTGTCTGAATCTGCGGAAAGGGTATCATCCGTATCAAGATCCGCACCATCCACCTTATCCGAATCTGGCATAATAGATATGTCGTTCTGCGTAATAATAAGACTGGAAGAACCGTCCCCCACGAAAGTTGCCAACAGTACATCGTACGCTGTAGGAGCCGAGCTATCTGCGATAATTTCACAGTCCTGTTTTTTCTCGAACGCCCAATTTTCCACACCGAACGCTTTATTCCGGGTTCTCCCATCGGTTTCTTTATATCGAGCTTTAAGATAATTTGTGGTTACACCGTCCAGGGTAGCTCCGGAAATATCAAAGTCCGTCCGCGCAGTAATTACGATTCGAATTGACTCAAGGTCCTCAGATTTTGTTTTGGCTGGAACCTGCCAGGCCTGCCCTTCATCCTGTACAGTTATCTGGTACTTTGCGTATCCTATGGCATTAGGAATGTTAACCTGCGTAACAGAAGAACCTTGAACCACGTCACCAGACTTGACTATGAGAGCATTCCCGATAAGGTCGTTCATAATCAGACCGGATTTTTCCAGTAATAGGTAAAAATCTCGCTGCCAATCTTGACCCCAATATCTGTCACCTGACGCATAAGGAACGTTCGGACTCAGACCATTGTATTTTCTATTGTGATAATATTGCATATATCCTCCTATCCAATTTGACCATTAGCATACGGAACGAATGAACCACCAGAAACATATCCCAGCTTTACTATGAAATAAACAGGAACGGAATCTTGTATATTAAGTTTAACAGACTCTACTTCATCGCTACTTAATGTTGAATCATCAATGTCTATCAGAACAACACCTTTAATTACCTCTGCTCCAGCTGTTCCAACCAGCCGAATACCATAGTTATCATCTACAGAACCACCACCAATAACCGACCAATAGTAGGAATCTGGGAAGTTGTTTTCACCAACTATTATCCAATCATCAGCTCCCACTACCTGTATAATTTTCGAATCGTTACCGACTATGGCATCAATCTTTAACTTCGTAGAAAACTTCCATGTTGAGCGCAGTTTATTAGTCTCTATAGCGCTTTTTATTTTCCGTCGCTTCACGCGCTCAGAATCACCAGAAAGGATCCCTGCTTGAAGTTGTTTCCCAAGTGGTATCAGGAAAACACTTGGACATCTTTCAGGATCGTATAGGTTCCCAAATGCTACAACATCCTTTCTCCAATCTTTAAGCAATTCATCCATTTTATCGCCAAGGGCTACTGCAGCAGGTTCCTTCGCATCCCTGTACACGTTTGGTAAATATTCATAGAACGGTATTGGTAACATTACGTAACCTCGTTCAATGTAATAGTTCCATCAGTAGTAATTTCATCAGAAGCAAGAGTTATCGGAAAACTCGGACTGGTCACCTGTATATAATCTACCCCGGAAACAAGCCCTGCTACAAAACTTAAAGCGTCTGAAGAATATACATCCTTACCAAATAGCCTCGGAGCAAAAGTACCTTTTAAATATGACTGGAGTAGTGGCGTTATTGAATCATAATCATTTTCATCAAAAGTATATCCCCACTTACTGTTGATAAATGTTATTGCTGTAGTAGTCCCATTGTTGTTATATTCTTTTCGCAACTCTTCCCCTGCGTCTGTGAAAAACATTTTCCATGCAAGCTCTACATACTTAGAAGTTATGGACCAACTATACCCTTCCACCAGCTTCACATCACACGTCACTGAATAAGTTGTTATAGTCGCATCAAGTACCCTGATATCCATTGCCTCAAGAAGTGTTCTTTCTACAAGGTATGCCTGCAAGTTTGTTTTTAATGAACTGCTCGGGTTGCCCCCTCCATTCGCGATAGCTATAACCTTTGCACTCAAAACACCAAAAGCATTCGGTATAATAGATACTTGTGAAAGCCCCCCATACTTTTCAGCAAGTGCTATCCCGTCTAAAGCTGTTACAAATCGGTCTCTACTTTTAAGCAGGATAGGGGCAAGTCTTCGCGCTGTTTCAATATTTTCAATATCAGATCCCCCATTCATGGCCTCCGCATTTGTTACTCCCTCAACGCTTGCGCTGCCCCCACTGTATACTGTAATAGAGTTTAGAGTACTGATATTAGATTCACTTCCCCCGCCAGTTGCGTAAGACACGCCAACTTCTGCATTAGGAAGAATCGCACCATACACCCCATTCCCAAAAAGCAGGTATCCTGTACCGTCTGTTCGATTGAGAAACTTATATATTTTATCTGTTCCAGTATAATCAAGAAAACTATCAACCCTGGTCCACACTTCTCCGCTTATAGTAACAATTATAGTATCATAAAGAATTGAAGAATGCCGAAGGTCTACCTCCACCCACTCTTCAATCCCATTTCCCTCATACGCAACATACTGGTCTACAGTTTCCTGTTGATAGACTGCTTTTGTGAAGCTATATTTCTCTATCGTATGAGAACCAGACCCCGTTGAAGTTATGTCCACTACAACGCCGTTAAAGGCGTCCGACACACTTTCCGCAAGCTTTATTGTGCTACTGGTAACCTGGGCTGCATAATATGAAGTGTTGGCGGACAATCCCCCGGGAAGCGTCCCGCTGCTGATTACCCTCACCTTTTGACCTGTTACATAGTCTCCGGAGATTGTAAGTTCATCTGTACTCGCATTTACTGTGAATGTCTCGCTCAATAAACTTACACTTTCCCCGGATCGCGCTTCAAAACTCTTTGCTGAAACGGCAACATTGCCTCCAGTAGAACCTACAAGCTCGTCTCTCGCAAAAGAGATAGGAAAGCTAACCGTATCCTCAAGATTAAAAACCAATTCCCCGCTCGCAGCCATTACCGGCGTTAAAGTATAATCAATCATCTCCACCAATTTTCTTACAGCATCTCTGGTAAAAGCTGTTTCAAGAAATTGGTTGTTACCTTGCGCGTTCAGCCACATAGAAATGGTATCGCCCATACCTGCTACAGCGCGTTTCCACCATGAAGGCTTGTCCGCCAATATAGGATCTTTGTTTATATCTGCTAATATTGAAGTGTAATCTCTGCTGGTATATTTAATCGGATTCGTCGCCATTAGATTCCCCCTATTATAGTAGCTCTTTGCGGATTCTCATAATCTTCAAGAGATACATAAAGAACCTCAATATTTATCTCCCCTTGCCTTCCTTTGGTAGCCTCAATGGTGTTTTGACTTACAGCAACTTGGTGATTCCTTGTACGATTACTTCCATCCGAAACCCTCCCGTTCCTTCGTGCTATGAAATCTATAATGTCAAACTGCATCCCTATCTCTTGTGCTGCTGTCCGTGGTTCATTTTCGTATGCGGTGATTCCTGCCCCATAGCTTCTAAAATAGAACATTGATCGCCTCTCCTGGAGCAAACCAACCTTCAGATCATGTTGTATCTCTTTATGCAATTCAAGTTTTCCGTAATAAAAGAAGTTATCTATCGAACTATCATTGTCCATTTTATTCTCCCTTTATCTTTGATGATAACACGGTTCCTATCGTTGGTGAAGGTGAAGGTGTTCCGGAGGTTCCACCTCCTGTGGTAACCCCTACATGCACATGAGTATCTATATAGCCTTTTAAATTGTCAAGGTACGTCTTCAGGCTGTCACCAAGCACATACGATTCAGACCCCCCTCCTATGGTGACTTCCGAATAATCCCGAACCTCTATATTGTCGACCCCCTCCACAAGTAAAGTTCCAGACTCTGAGATTTTAACTTCCCCAGCACCTTGTATAAGAAGCTGGTCCGCTTCCTGGTCATATACAATTTTAACTGTTCCATCAGGATGTACCCACAATACGGCCGTCTTTTCACTTGAATATCCAGACAGCTTCATATCCTTAAACTCCGCTGCCACCCCTATATAAACCGGTCTGTCTACATCAGCATTCATAAAATATATCTCCACCCATGAATCTATAGCCGGGGCTGTAAATCCCGCTCGGTACCTTGGAGAACACCAGAAACCTTCCCGGTCGTCATTCCTTCCAAGTTCCGGTACAATAACCTTAACCTTACCTTTGTTCTTAGGATCCTTATTGTCCACAACTTTCCCCCAATAGTGTCTGAGGTATCGTGTCTCCTGGACCACCAGGCTCCTAATCATTTCTGTTAAATCCCTATGCAATAGACTCAATATAACTCTCCTGTAGGCGATATAGCGTACTGGTCTACTATCTCAATATCATTCGTGTACCCTTCACGCCCAAGCTTATGAACTACCCTGTCTACATAAAATAGTATGTCTTTGGTTCCTTTTGATCGACCTATAAAATCTGGAAACCCAATACCGAATTGCGCAAGGTTCCCGACTGTTACTAAAGGATTCCCAATAGACTTGAGACTTACAGTGTACCCGAATCCTTGTGGGGCAGTCTCATTTTCCACTGGATCGAAAAACTTCTTAAAAGCTTCCCAATCGTTTTCCTTTAAGTATTCCTGAACCAGCTGCACGGCATCGGTCGTTCCACCCTCCGCCTCGGCAGTCTCCAGGACCGCCTTTATTTTTTCTGGATCCAATCTCCATGTCTTAACCTTCTCCTCCTCAACTACATATCTTTGGATCCGTATTTGTCCATTCACCATTGTAAGGTTTGCTCCGGCTCCTACACCAGATTCCCCTTGTCGGTTCTTCCACTCATAGGAAATTACATTCCCTAAAGTTGTCCGGTAATCGAAGTAGTTACTAAGCCCGGCTCCTCCGGTGACATCGTTCTTAAACCTTGTCAAAGTGGCCTTCTCCGGGTTTGTGAATAGGCCCACAAGCTCCCCATCCTGCGTCCACCCTACTTTGAAAGAACACCTCCAATCCCTGGCTTTCATAGTGAGAAACTGGAAAGGAGACTCCTTTGGTATAATTGGCGTCTCCGCTGTGGCCTTGTCATTACCCCTCTCAAAGTCTATATACTTTTTCGTAATTCCAATCTTGTCCATCACCTGGGAAATGATCTCTTTGTAGGATCCGCTCTCGAACGGCTCTTTAAACGCTTCTCCCCGCTGCTCCATAGATATAAAATTACAATTAAAAAATACATTCCCGTTCTCGTCTGCAGATCCTGAAGGGGATTGTATATAAGCCTTCACTCCACGCCTTACCAATGGCCCGGTAATTTCGGTTGCATTCCATAACCTATCGATACCCTGAATCTCGGCCACTGCCTCGCGAAGATATCCCCATGAAATAAATATCCTTGCCCCTACTCTAAGGATCCGACTATATATGTGTTCAGGATCCCGTATACTCAAAGATCCAGTATCCAGCTTTCCCATCTCTTCGTTGAATGTGAACGATATTACATCCGCTTCCAATACTCTTTCACTAAGCTGTACGTCCGGAGAAGATAGTTTTATAAACGACTGGTCATGTTCAAAAATGCCTGTTGCGCTACTCATTCAGGGACCTCTAATTTATCTATTAAATCAAGGCTGAATCTTTGCTCTACTATCTTTACAGCATTTTTATCAAATAGTTTATATGCCTCATACTCACCGTTTTTCCCATACACCTCTGGCCTGACGGCCACTTCATCCAACGTTACCTCAGTTCTGGTAGTAACACTGAAACGAAAAGGACCGTCATACAACGGCCTCAAATCTTTCACTGATATCTTCCCTCCATCTACTGTGGTAAAAGTAACTGTATCTACATCGAAATATCTCATTAGTACGCTGGCCCTCCACCAATACTGATAGGTAAATCGAAGTTACCAAGAAAACTCGCTATCGCTCTGAACTGTTCTTCCATCTTGTACACCGGGTGAGTTTCATCCAGTATCAGCTCAAACTGTATCTCGCTGTACTGGGGCATTCCCTTCTGGTTTACCCATCTTTGTTTGTGAGTAGCGTCCGCCTTTGCTACCCAGTATACAAGCGGAACAGATCCGGTCCCCCAATAATACAGTACTTGAGGGTTCCTGAAACGCTCTCGACTTTTCCCGAATAGACCGGCCTTACTATGTCTTAACATATCCACCTGTTTCAGCATAGCAAGATTCCCTACCGTATCACCTCTTTTTATCAACTGGAGTGTGAATGATATCTTCCTATTCCCTGCTCCGGAAGGGGATGTTGGCGCGTATCCCTTCCCTGGAACTGGCTGCTCAGCAAACAATATTTCCTTTGTATCTTTAATATCTCCAGGTATGATAGCTGAAGTAATAACTTGACGGTTGTCTATATCGTACATAAACCAGGGGATTCTCCCCTGGACCTGTCCTACACCAAACACTGCCATTACCCTCTCCTCTCAGCTTCTGCTAATAACTCGTCTCGGATTCTACTTCCAAGTCCCTCACCAAGGCTATATCCTACGCGCTCCGCACTGCCTTCATTTACATTTATGTTTGCACCGTCCAGGCTTACTGTCATGGACACATCATACTGACTTTGACCGTTTCCCCCTCTACTGGCCCCAGGGCTTGCCATAGCCCCTCTAAGAAGCTCTGAGACGCTGTTCTGAAAACTCCCTTGTGGATCCTGCTGTGCAGTGATCGTATCGTTAGGATCCGTTTTAATGACCCTACCATTCGGCTGTATAATTGCGTCTTTTACAGACATAGGATTTGCTGAAGTTTGTGTTTTCCCGCTGGGAGTTCCGAGTCCACCTGAAAACATTCTGCTCAATGATTGTCCAAAAGTCATAGCTTCCCCGGACCGGTCGACCCCCAGGAAAGCTCCGGCCCCGGACCCGGTTCCGATTCTTGACTCAGCCCCGCCGAATACCTCTTCCCATTTCTCTGCGAATTTTGGGATATTTTCAATCAGCCATTCTATGGATGCTTTTATCGTCTTAAGTGTTACTTCTATAAGAGCGAGACCACCAACTGTTAACTGAGAAAGCACTTCTCCTAAACCACTGAAAGTACTCTCCAACCAACTCACATCGCCACCTTTTGGAAACAATACCTCAAAGATTCCCGAAATCGCGTCAAACACTCCGTCGAGACCTGCTCCCACTGCCTTAAAATCAAACCCCTCTCTGAAGGCTGCTGATAATGACTGACTGTACTCGAACATCTTCACGAAGGCGTTTACCAATGAATTAACCAGGCTCTCAAGACCGGACCCCCTGTAGGCTTCCGCTGCCCTCTCGAACACCATTGCTACACCCTGCCCGATAAACACAAGCTTGGCTTGCATCATATTCATGGTCTGCTGAAAGTCCCTGTTCATGAACCCTAAAAACCGCCCAAGTATATCTCGAACGGCTCCGCCTACTTCTTTCAGGATATTCCAGAACACCTTCGCAACAGAGACCACCGCCCTAAATGCATTCGCGATAGTCTCCCCCCACTTTACGAAGGTTCCCCGGTTCTCCCTGGTCCAATCAAGGATCCCTTGCAGGATAGGCATGAGTGCTTTTCTCAACGGCCATAATAGATTTTTACTTAATATGTCACCAGCTGTCCCGAAGACTTTTCCAATCTCGGGCATCCGTCTCATTACTCCCCGGACCGCAAAAAATCCGGCTGCTAATCCGGCTAATTTTCTGGTAATACTTCCAAAGGCTTTGGTAATGCCTCCCGAAACGCTAGACCCTGTTTTCTTAAGGTTATCCATTGCACCTTGCGCTCTGGCTGCACCTTGCTCGAATCCAGAAGTATCAAATGTTAAGGCAACATCACTAGTGGGCATTCCCGTTCTCCTTTGCAAATCTCTTTGCGTAATCCAACACCTTGTTATACACACTAAAAGGCTGCTCTGTAAGCCAGCCTATAGTGTAGACCTGTGATATACTGCCTATTAAAAATGCCTCCTGGACCAGATCATCCCACGAAAAATCTAACAGTCTCACAGATCCAAATAACCAATCGACTCCCTCCAGCGCCCCAGCTCTTACTATTCTGACTGGAGCGCGGACTCGAAAAAATTAGCGGTATTAACTCTCGCTTTCCACTCCTTTCCGCAGTTTTTGCAGGTTAACGGTACCGCCTGTTCTAATCCATACCGGTTCACTTCCGCGAATACTTTTTTCCGGTCCTTGCTACTCATATTCTCAAAGAGGAACATCCCCCACTCGCTTTTCCATTTCTGCGATACCTCTTCCCCATTCACCATCTTCAGCGAATCTATATACATAGCGTACTGTTGACGTTCCGAGTCGTTTGCCCCATACCGATTCCGGCTCTTCTCTGCCGTCCCGATTGTAGGGGCTTCCATCGTGAAAGAATCTATCGTGAGTATATGGGCTCCGCTCGTCTTATCCACAACTTCAACCGGCCTTTCCAGATCCACTTCATGCACCAAAGGTTCGTCGCTTGGTGCGTAGGTGACCCCAAGATCCCCCACATAATCCCTTGAATCGTCGTCTTCTGTAACGTACTCATGGATTACCTTTTCCCCGCACCTTGGACACACGTAATATCCTTCAAAACCATCATCTCCGTCTATCTCGACCGCTGCCATAATGGATACCATCTCAGCCGTCTTGAACGGCATCTTATTTACTATCTGCTGAATCTTGACTTGATCCGTTTCACTCCCGCCATTCTGATCCTGCAAACTCTGTACTCCGCCGGACACAAATACTTTGATCGCTCCGTAGATATTTCCCTTGTCCACTGCCTTGCGAGTATCCGCTATCACAGCCGCCTTCGGGGCATCAATCTCTGCATCCGTATAAAGTGCTTTATCAGTAGCAATAGGTATCGGTAATTTCATCTAAGCCTCCGGGTGAATTATATCCCATGGAATTAGAGTTACCTGCAACTGTGCGTACTCCGGGGTTGCAGCATCATACGCAGGGGTGTAATACCTGCTCAATTCACAACCAGGCCACAACTCCCTATCAAACTCCGCTCCATGTGCGTCCGCTCTGATCCTAACTACATCGTGGGCTTCTTTGTTGAAGTACCAACTCTTCAGGAAAGGTTGGGTTTCAGTATCCCGTGCAGTCTTATAGGTTGCCTGGATAGCTGGTATCGTGGTTACTCCGTCTGATATTCGCCGGACCTTCTGTTGTTCAGGTACCTCAAGTTCCCCCGTGGAAAGCTCGACCTCCTGCAATGCTGTAAGACCTGGCAGTTCTTGTCCGTCTATAATCAAACGGCTCACCTCGGCCATATCATTCCTTTGCATATACTACCTCCTTAGTTCCGCAATAGAATACCGACGCCAATCTTAATAGATCCTGCCGGAGCTGGAAACGTGAACCACACATCTATATTCCGCTCTCCAGCATTTATGCTGCTTTGCGGATTATTAGCTGGCCCTGCTACTACTTCAAAATGGTCTTCAGCTGATGACAGATTCCCTTCTTCGTCCTCACTCTGTCCGAAGGTCTCTCCGGTGGGTACGCTTCCATTAGAACCACGCTCCCACAACCTAAACAGAAACTGCAGAACGGAAGTTTGGTTCTCTCTTATAGCTGCAAGACTGTTCGGAGTATTCTCTGCAACCTGAAGCGCAGATATTACCGACGCTTTGATAAACTCCTTCATGATAGACCCATTTCCAAACTGGTATTCGGTATCAATCGATGGAGTGAAGAAGTTCCTTATGAGGATCCCGTACCCGGGAACCTGTTGGATAACATTGATTCCCGCCTCTGCAAGATCCGTTCTATCATCATCATCCGGGAAAGTCTCCCCGACTATACCATTACACCCCCGAAGGGCATTTGTCTTTACTGCCGGTACGTAGTGAATTCCCCTGGTTCCGATTATCTGTACCCAGGATCCCATCACATGACCAACGTTCGGAATTGTCCTTGCTGGTGCAATCGGACTCACTGCAAAAGGATCGCTTATCTTCAGCCAGTTTGCAACTATAACTCCGTGGACCTCGTCACTCCGCTGGTAATCCTGCCCTATAGTTATAAGCTGCGCTTTTGTCTGGTTCTCCGTAATGTTGTAGATCCATTTTGGGTGAATGTCCCGACCTGCACAATAATTCTCACCGGCCTTGTTCAGGTCTGTTACTGTACTCTCTGGACAGGTTAGCATCCGAATAGGATCGTTGTCGAAATTAGGAAGTAGAAACTCCCATCCTGCTGTGCTTGCTGAAGTACCGTCCGCCCCACTAGTGAGGAAGGTGGTTGTAGTTATGTCCGAAGGCCTGGTCTGTCCAACTGCGCTTGCACTTGACTGATCAATGGCCCTCATGTAGTTATTCTGCGCCATTACATTCTCAACGTAGTAATCAACCACCTCTGGTTCCATCGTACACCAGATTTTCCCGAGCTCTTTTTCGACCTCTTGAATTGTACCGTTGATAGACTTTCTGTAGGTCCTCAGTCTAAACCCAAGCACGTCGACCGAATCTCCGATACCTCCGCCAGTGAGTCCCCATCCAGCATCGGTCCAGCTTACCGTCCGAGTACTCTGGTCGATAGCGGTTATTTTGTGATATTCGTCGTAGGTGGATCCTTCGTAGAAATGAACCACGTCCCCGACCTTGATACCAATAACACTGTCCAGCTGCGCTTCTGTATCGGTTTCAATCGTGGCCGCTGCAAGCTTAGTGCTAAACCTGGCCCCCTGTTCCGCCTGGTACCCGGTCCGGTTTCCGGAAACTCCGTACTCACCTTCATTCTGGTAAGCTGCCTCCAGCTTCAGTGTCGGGTTTGATTCATCACTCAGCGTTGCATTGGCTATGACAGCATCAATCGCGCTGTTGGTGTTACCAACATAACTCTGGATATACAGCGTTGCGTCGACTCCCCGGGCATTCGCGAAAAATCCGCTTACAGCGTCCCAGCCATAATAAGCGGGAATTACGTGTTCGCCAAAGATCGCTTGGACCTCTGAGGGATCAGATACCTTAAAAGTCCTGTTAAACTTCCTTTCAAATTGTGCGATGATACCGCCTATTCGGAAGTCGGAAGGATAAATAGCTCGGTTCCTCTTTACCGGCAGATCAGATCCGTATACGCCCAATCGTCTTAGATTTGTAGCCATGATCTACTCCTTTACCAGCAGCTTATCGCTCTGCTGTTTAAAATCTACTGTATCTATGTCCTTCTCCAATACTTGGCTCTGCCCATAAGGACCGAAGACATAGACTCTGTTACTCACATGAAGCTCCAAGGTTCGGTTAACCCGACTAATAACGGTCTTAGTACGTTTTTTAGGTTTCGTTGTACCACTGTATTTATTACCCTTTAGCTCTCCGCTATACTTTAGCTCTCCGCTGTCTTTCAGCTCTCCGCTGTATTTTTCTTTTTTCTCTGCCATGCTGCCTCCCTTTACATTATAGCATTACTAAGCCGGGTTTTCTACAGCACTTTTACATCCAAAGTTGCTGCTCCAGACACCGGCAATTTCACAACACCAGATTCCTTAACTTCGATAGTCACCGTGTAGGTAATACTGTATAACTGGACCGTTGGATCGTCAGGAAAGGTAGACTCTGCGTTTCCGGTCCAGATAAAGTCATGTTTCCGCCCGTTGATCCAAACATGCCGTTCTCGCAAGAACCGTCTTACAATATCCCCCATCTGTTCTATCAATTCCCACTGCCTTGCCATTAGATCAATCTGCATAGGGAACTCAAGTCTCATTCCCGACTCAAGCTCCATGAATGACCCTCCGCCATATTCCCTTACCATCCGGCTGCTCGGCAGCACTGTTACACTACTCGCAGGGGCGAAGCCCCATATAGTCATACTCGGAACAACGACTTCCTCTTCAAACTTGCCGAAGATAGGTTCGTATGATACATACACATCAGCGTTGGTATAACTATTGAGAAGCACCGGACCATCATACAGTTGCCCCAGGTTAAAATCAGTTTCATTATTATTCTGCAAGAGATGCTTTTCACTGTTTACCCCATCATCGATAGTTACAACGCTGTACCTCTCCACGTAAAGAATCAATCCTTCTATTTTTATCTTATCATCTCCAGCTGCTCCAGATACTGTTCCGGCCTTGAACCCTCCGTTGGAATTGACCTGGTCCCGAATTGCTGTGAGATGATCCTTGACCCCTTCCATTATATCGTAAGGATAATCCACTTTGCAGGTTACGAAATAACTCACAATCAGATTGTCCTCGTTGGTAAAGTCTTTGACCGGCTCGATTCTAATATGGTCAATCTGGTTTATATCACTGATATCAATTACCACCTCTGTAAAGGTGTCCCAAGTTGGAAACCTAAACCAAGTTCCACCTGTCTGCAGCTGCACTGCATAATTGAAATCATCGCTGTGTGAATACCTTTTGCCCTTAAATCTCTGGCTCCATACAGAAAATACCAGATAATCCTTGTTCAATACGTCGACCGGCGTCCCGAATGTCCTCTCAGCGAAGTCTGAGGGCCCCTTAAACGAGACTATAAGGCTTTTGCTGGTTGTTACCCCTGCCACGTACTCAGGAGTCTCCACATCGCTTTTAGACTGGGTACCACTCACTGTCCAATTCGCTATTACCGGTTCAGCATCTATTATCTGTTTCATCCTTCATCCCATTGCCTCTGCCTTTCCATTTCTGTTTCCACCTGTCGCATCCTGGTCAGGCTCCCATGATTGATATACTGCTGTATAGCAGCACTGACTTGCTCAGTAGGTTCGGTTCGCTTCTTTCTCCGGAGCATTCTCTCGTAAGCTTTCCTAAACGCTGGTCTCGGAGGTATGCGAATTACCCGCTTCCCTATACGTATTATGGTACCATATTCATGTACATTGAAAAGGGTCTTCAACGATACCGTCCCGGAATGGTGCATCCCCCTGCTTACCTGGACCCTCCATCCATTTCTTTGCCGGTTCACCCGCATCATGTTCATGTAGCTTTTATTACTGCCTTCTCCTACACCATATAAAGGGGTAGCCGGTTTTCGGTACCCCTTTCGCCTCTTCTGCGCAATGGTGCTACTCTTCAGTTTCTGCAGCCTAAATGAATTGTGTGCAATCCCCGTCCGGAACTCGTTTATCAGCGCGTAGGCATCTTTCTTCGCTGCTGCAAACATGGATTTCTTCGCTATTCGCGGTATACGCTTAATACGCTTCCGCTTCGCATCGTAGCTTTTTGAATAGGTTATTTTTGGCTTCATTACCTTCTCCGGAGGCCAAACGTCCAGTACAGATACACTCCTAAAAACTGACTACTCCTTCCTTTCTCCGCAACCTCGTATGTTACCCCATCGATTACTACCGTCATTCTAGTAATATCGATGCTCTCGAAGTCAAAGTCCCGGTCCTGCCAAGACCTTGCCGGCGTCCAGGCTACTGCCTCATGCTGCTCGAAAATCCCCGCCCTCTCCAGCTGCTTAGTGTTTGGCTGCATCTCGAAAGGGAAGGTATATATCGGAATAGCGGTTTCCCCTACCGACCGATTGATAGAGTTGTACTTGTCCCGGCCGACCTCCGTCTCCACCCGCAGCTTAAAGGTGACTCGCATACCATATTCCCTGCAGTGCTGCTGAGTGTCCCGTAGTGCGTTTAATTGCTCTAACTTCGGACCTCTACTACCGTACATTCTTAGTTACCCCGTCATTAGCCCAAAATCTCGCCTCTTCCAGCTTTGTCAACATGATAGATTGCTGTTTTCCCTCTGGCACGAGATCCACTATTTTGGCAACAAAATCCTGGAAGTCCTCGTCCACTTTTCTATGGCCCCAGCCTTCCTCAATTGTCGTTTCAATACGACTATCAAACCTCTCTTTAAGAACCCGCTTATTCAACCGCCTACACTCCCTGTGAAATACTTATTTAATATTCCAAGGGCTTGCCTTGCAAGGTCGTCTCTCTGGTGAGTGTATTTACCCCTGGCTCCATAATCTCTCCCGAACGCCTGTACAGTCAAACCCCCTCCGCCGGTACGGTTTGCTATCTGTCCCAGGGCAACTTCTGCCATAAGATAAAGCAACGCTTCGCTTATATCATTGGGCATCACATCCCAGCCGGCGGTAAAAGTTACTTTGATATTCTTAGTCCCTTTTGGGAAAAGTGGAATTGCATAGGCACTTATATCCCAGTTCCGTCGCGCTTTTAGGATCCCTTCTGAGGATATAACCTCAACACTCCCTGGACCTATAAGATATTCGCTATTCACTCCACCCGATACAATTTCTATCTCGTCTACTGAAACAATTGGCTTCGTATCGAGATGGAGTACTGTGGATCCTGAACCACTGTGGTACTCAATGACTGTTTTTTGTCCGGTGAAACTCTGTCTGCATTTATTCTCCACCCATGGAACAACAAAACGGTCCCGCCTTTTTTCTATCCAGTCATTAGTCATATACAGAAAGTAGGTGAAGGTGAGACTCTCTCCCACGGTTGTAGCTGTCGCATTTACATCCAATGTAACCTGGCTGGCCTTGTGGTCCACACTCTCCACTAATGCACCGTCTGGGATTCCAGATCCACTTACCCGCATCCCGGTCAACAATTCCTCAGTGTCGATGTTGTCCACCGTAGGGCTACCGCTGGTAATATCTCCGGTCCTTACCTCTGTAGCAACACTGTCCAGGCCATACCCTTGTAAAAGCTCTCTTAACTCTGTTGCTGTTGGTAAAGACACTTCACACCCCCGCAGCTCGCCCAAGTTGGACAGCTGCCATAAGATCACAAATCGTGGTCATTTTATCATGCTCGCCTTTTGCCACGTAGCTACCTCACTATTTTTTCTTACCAGTGCCTTTTTTCTCAGTTATGCTCTGGATTATAAAGCCCCGCTTCTCAAGCTCTTTAGCTACATCATAATCTTTGGTTTTGATCCGGCCCTTCTTCACCTCAAGTTGCAAAGGATCTCCATTCACTGAAAAACCAATCTTACCCTCTATCGGATGCTGCTTTGTGCTGTCTGGATGGCTAAACTCGAAGTCTCGCGGTACCCCACGTTCCAATTCTTTCTTTTGCCTTCCATTTGTGGGATTCCCATCCCAGCCGGACTCGTCGGTAAATCCTTGCCGTTTCAGCTGTTCAAATACCTGAAGCTTTGTTGCCCCGTTCATCTTCTTTGTTATTTCAAAATATCCGTCAGTAAGCTGCACCTGTATCGGCTTCCCGTTGATGCGCACTACTGTATTAGCTTTTCCTTTTGGAGCATGAGCCAAATGTACACTGAACTTCCTGATGCCCTGTTCCTTCCCCTTCTCAGGATTCGGAGTTTCCTGTTTAGAAGCAGAAGTGGAAGCAGCATCTTTTGAATGCTGCTCCCAATCTCTACTTGTATGGACTGCCATACTAAGCTGTTCTTAATCCGCGATGAATTACGGTAGTCTCTTCAAACGAAGGACACAACGAACCGTATGTTTTGATCAGGAACGGAAGGAAGTCGTCGGTCCGCGCCAAATCTTCGATTGTTACAAGGCCCCCAAACCGCGCTCCGCCACGGTTAGTATAGGGGAACTTACCCATGCCCTGGTACTTGTCCAGGTCCCAAAGTGCCATGTACTCAGGAGTGACACCACCGGTCGCAACCAGGGGAGAATCACTCTGAAGCTCGGTCGGCACCGAATCGTCTGCAGCGGGATCCGCTGTAAAAGCAATGCTGGTGTTGTCACCGGTTACAGTACCACTACCATCATAGGTAAAAGCACTGATAACCCGGATCAGCTTGGTAGATCCACTGGAAAGACCTTCGTACACCTTGTAGTACAGAGCGTTAGCGACCGCTGCCCAAGATGCGGTAATGGTGTCTGCACTGGTGGTTGAGATGCTCACTTCATCGCTGGCTTCCTGCTCACCGTCCCAGGTTACTGCTGCAACACGGAAAAAGTATTCATCATCCGCGATAGCTGCACCGGACCCTGAAGAAGCAAGGGTAACGGTTCCCAGTTTAGTCTTAGGCTTGGTAGCCCCGGACTCTATAATGGGAATGTCCCGGTACGCATTCAATCTCCAGCCACCACCAACATCGACCTGAGTAAGACCGCTGCCAAGGAGACCCTGGTTCAGTCGAACGTTAGTCAACATAGAAGAGACCTTGGAAAGCATTCGAGGACTCATAACGAACACCTTATTATGTCCCTGGCCCTGAAGCTCATGGTTCCGGTCGATCATCTCGTCAAGAGTGGTCAGATCCGCAATTACGGTTCCGCCCTCACTCTCATTAATCCGGTTTGTTCGTGCATAAAAATCAATACCACTGTAAGTATACTCGTCTGCCTCGGCATTGCCGTACATAATGTAAACGATATTATCGTATACATGGGCAAGTAAGTGGTTCTCCATTTCGGCTGCTGCCGAATCGATATACCGCTCGGAACTGTCCTGCAGAAAGTTGGTTACAGAACCCTTTCTCCGAATAACCTTCATCTCCACGCTCTTTCGAGCATAGTTACTATTTCGGGTAGGTGTAGTAGCTGCCTCACCCATAGCACCACCGGCACCAGGGAGATTAGTCAGCTGGTTGTATTCATGAAACTTCTGCGAATCGTACTCCGGCTGTATCAATGCCATTTCCGGCGCAAGCCGTACTACTGCATTGGTGATAACCTGTTCGAGTTTTTCTGGAATTAACGCTTCACCGGTTCCGACACTGGAATCCAATGCCTTCCGAATCAGGCTTTTCCGTACATCCCCGAGCTGGTTAAACTGCTCAAGTCTTGTTAGATTTCCCATTCCTCAATTCTCCTTCTTATTTGGATTGTCCACCGGCGAAAATACCGTTGAGTGCAGTCCCCAAGTCCTTCCGAACATCTTCATGAGATTTCGTATCTTCAACCTGCTCAGACTTGTTCGTGCCACTCACATCAATTCCCGCTTGCTCGAAGATAGACTTCAGCACCTTAGCGGTTTCGTTTTCGCCTCCAGCTGCGGGAGTGCTTTTGTTAGCATTCGCAATCTGGTTACCCTGGTTTGATCCAAGGCTGTTTTTAATTACATCGTCGCTGATTTCCAGCGCGTCGAAGATCCCCTCTACAGATTTCCCAACGGTTTCTATCTTACTGTTGATAGCCTGGACAGATTTAGCAACTGTAGCAAGTGCCTGTGCCACCTGCGCTTCATTGCCTGTGTTTGCACCGTTAGGCTTCGCCTGAGCGCTCTTTTGTGCCTTCTTGGTACTTCGACCCCCGGTTCCTTTCAGAATGGTCATGAGGGCCTTCACAGCGTTCTGAGTATCCTCAGAGATTTGGGTCACATCATCCACCCGCTCTTCAGCTGAATCGCTGGCGGTTGCCTTGTCAACCTCTTCATCCTCAGAGTCATCGCTGTCATCTGCTTTTGAAGCATTGATTGCGGCTGCAAGCGTTTTCTGCTCTTCGTCGCTCAATGCCTCTCCAGTCGATACCTTCTCCATAATCGCATCCAGGCCACTTTCGCCTTCCTGCTTGGAGGTCGCTTCCTCTTCAGTAGCTCCGTCGCCACTGATCATGCTGGCCTCTTCCAGTAGGCTCTGCATTTGCTCAATGATTTGTTTAAGTTCAGGATCCATTTTTTCCCCTCTTAAAATAGGTTTCTAATGACGCCAACGTATCATAGTATCCCTTAAGCAGCTTGTACTTCTGGCCTATCGATACTTTACCGGCATCTTTTACAGCAACGCTATCAACGCCCTGTTCCTCTGCCTCCTCTCTGAATAGAGAGTCAGACTGCATAAGAAGGTCAATCATGATTGCCTTGTACTCGTCAAATATCCCATTGAGACTTTCCCGCTGATCTTCTGGTGAAGAATCGGAAATCATACATTCTCTAACAAGATCGTTCAGAGCATCATCAACCTGATACCTCTTACGGAAATACGAATCCCGCAACTCTTCTGTTGCGAGTTGATTTCTAAGTCGGCCCTGTATTGTTCCACGGTCCTCCCATGGTGGCTTCTCCCCAAGTGCCTTGTATATCGCGGAAGCAATGCTATCCTGATACGCTGGCCTGGGAACGACAACCACGCCGTCCAGATGAACCTTGTCAATTACTCGACCGCCCTCTTTAGTGACCTCTACTATTCCATCGTCTGGAATGTAGCCTTCAATCGAAAATCCTTTTTCCCGCGCATAACTGTACGGAGTAAGGCCATTCACCTGTCTCCATAACTTATTCGCGGTTTCCTTACTGGCTGTATCCACTTCATCCGTTTCATCATAAAGACGAAACTCAGTGTACCAGTTACCGTCCGGCAACACCTTGAATCCTTTTAGGATACCAATGTCTTTCGTTGCCGATACTCCATGTACATCCGGGTAAAGAAGTATATCTCCTGAATCTGCTTGTGCAGCAAAATCCTTGATACACTCTTCTGTCATACGTTCTCCATGGGCGTCCCATTTTGATCCGCTAGCAATACCCTTCAGATACCTTCTCTTAGATCCGTTCACATCCGCTTTCTCTACTGCATGATTAGCTTCATCAAATTGGAAAGGATGGAAGTGGAACGATATTTTTCTATTCGTCGCCTCTTTGGACTCCATATTCATTACAATAACCCCATTATTTTGTACTGTCAACGCTACTTTGGCACAACCAAATATACCTCAAAATCGCAGTGACATGATATCACCTCTGAAGCCGGTGCATCTGGATCATGCGGGTGAACCATACTTACACCATTGGACAACACAAACCTTTTACTCCACTTCACTGTTACCCCGTCCATCTCAAGATGGTGAGGCCTTGGCTTCTTGCTCAAACTTGTGTTATGTATCCACCGCTTCTCAGCTTTTATCCCTGGATTCTTCTTTAGTAGTCGGTCAACATATGCCCTCTTTATCTGGTCCGCTGCGCTCCGTACTTCTGTTACAGCTATCTCATGCACGTTCGGAGGCACCCCATAGGAAGGATCCTTTTTTGTATATCTTTGGAACGTTCCCTGGATCCGCTTCTCGAAGTCTGCCACCAATTTCGAGTTGACCTGCCCGGCCTTTGTACCTCTCCGCTTAAGGAAGGCTGGCTCACCGGTCTTAGTGGTAAACTCCGTAAATGACTGGCGAAGATCCTTTGTTAACCGGTCCCGAAGACCGTCGGTAAGTAGCTTCCCTTCATCAGCTGCCTTACGCACAAAAAGACTCCGTTTTGGGAGCACTTCACTGACATCCGGAATAATAAACCTTTTCCGCCGGTCCTTTGGTAATTTCTGAACGGCTTTCCGATAATCATCAGAATTGATTCTCGCAACAGCCCTGGATATATTCCCGGTCTCCGTTGCGATTATATCAGTCATGAGCTGCTGCAGGTTACCACCGCTCCAGCCATACTTTTTCTTCAGCCGGCCTAAATGATACTTCGCCATTTGTTATTCCTTTGATAGCTCTTCTTTCTCAGGTGCCTTCTCAGGATCCCCTTCCCTCCATTGCCCGATTGAATAGATTATATCATCAAGCTCTTTGAAGTTAATGCCAACTTCCTCAGCCCATTCCTTCTTCAGCTCGAAGGTTGGTTTTGGATTCTCCTTGAGACCCGCCTGAACATAGAGCTCTGCGTCCCCTCGACGTTCTTTCTCAATAGCCCTTCGTACTGTCTTTACAAACCGTATGAGATCATTTTTCTCCATCCCCAGATTCTTAGACACTTTGTTCAATTGGGATCCACTCAAAAAGGTTTTCCCGGACTCTTCCATTTCTTTTCGAATCTCGTCTTTTATCTGGTCCCTGGTCCGCTGCAGCATCGGCAATAAGCTCTTCTTGATCTTCTTTACCTTCGCGAGCATCTGGCTCTTTTTGGCCGCTCTCCACTTCTCATAACAGATAGCTGAAGCCTGGTCCTGCTCATACCCCTGCTTCACTTCATGCGCGATACAGCGGCTTACAAAATCATCTTGTGATTCATTTCCCTTAGGACTTATTGGCATTTTCTTCCCCCTCTAAAATTGTCTTGAGTTCGACCATAGCTTTGTACCACGGTGTAACTAAACTCTGTGGGTTTCCTTTCTCAAACCGATACGCTCTATCATCTACATATACAATGGCCGGTAGCTTGCGATTTGTCACCCCGATTACTCCGGCCTTATTCCAAAACCTGGTCCGCTTAGGTATCACTTGCACCGGCATAAGCATCCTGGAAGGTCCTGTACTCCCACCTCTCTGAATATAAGTAACATATCCTTGCTGCTCAAGCATCCACCGTTTCACTTGCTTCGGCTTCCTGGTGGTATGGATAAACACAGCGTACCCTATATCCAGTAGTGTGCGGATATTCTGGAACGCTCCTGGAACCGGTACATCGTAAATGCTGCCGTCTTTCCACCCATCACTATACCGGTGAACGACTCCGTCAAAATCTATCGCAATTGCTTTCATGTTCCCTCCGCTATCTCAGCTCATCTTGGATATCACTAATCACCTGGTCCGGCGTCTTCCCCTCGGAAATACCTTCATCCAGCCGTTCCATTATAGTCTCCTGCATAACGTTGAAGAACGCAATCAGATCCAACTCGAAGCTGCTCTTCAGCTTGTCCACCTTCGCAATGGTAAGGTTGTCAGATCCGCTAATCCTCCTATCGCTTTTCGCCATATCGCTTCTCCCAACTGAACATCATTCGACCGGTTCCAAAAAGCTCCTTCAGTGTAAGCGCACCCAGCCTCCAAAATATATGCGAATGTCTTCTCCGCTCTTTCAGTATTACCATCATGATACCCCCTTTATGCTTGCCTTGTGAACAAAGGATCCTCCTCAGTCTGTCCCTGCTGCTGGTCCGCCGATTGTGGAGCCGGCGGGTTGTCGTATTCCTCTCCCTGCTTTGGATCAAGGCCACGTTCAGTACGCAGCTCATTAGTACTCCATAGCTTGGACTGTACTTTCTTGAGCAACATATTCAGATCCTGGTCCTCACTCATTCCGGAAGCAAACTCAAGCTCGTAACCGGACCCAAAACGAAACGGCAATACTTCCTGGTTCATCTTCTCCATGAATGTTTGGACCAATGGGAACAATCCGCGTTGCTGGTCTATCTCCATCTCACTGTCTGAGGTTGCCCTTCCCGAAGTGTCGCTGCTGCCCGTGAGGTTCACTTCCATGTTACTCATATTGAAGGCTAATGCAATGTCGCTTCGTATCTGCTCTTCGTGTCTCATATAATAATCAAAAGTGTCTTTCCTGGTGAGGTCCAACACAGTGGTATTACTTCCCATCCCGGACAGTACCCGGATAGCTCCCTCTCTGGCTTCATTCAATAGCTGTTCTGTTTTTTCCTGCTCGGCTTTATCCACCGGTACTTGCAGGTCTTTATCCATATCTCCGAATGGTGCTTGCTCATGCAACAGGACAAGCTGCTCGGGAGGTTTGGTCCCGTCCGCCTGTTGCGCACTCAGCTGCTCGAACAATAGAATCTCTGCAAGCTTGTTTACCAGCGCCTCCAGCGGTACCATCCCATGGCTCTGGAAACTGGTTGGTACGTATGTCGCATGGACAATTTCGTCGCCATAGTATATCTGCGGAAGGTACCCTTCAGTCACCTGGGTATACGCCTCAAGGGACTCAACGGTCACGCCCCGCAAAGGATACACTGTTCCCCCAGGAAGCATATACACAGACTGCAACCGTTCCCCATCATGCTTCTTGTACATATCGCTTCCACCGTGAACCAACATATCAAAAATCCACTTCTTCAGAAATTCAGTGAAGTTGTCTTTGGGATTCGGTCTCTCCAGCCACCCTTCAATCTCAGTACTTCTGTCCTCATACCCTTCTTTGATTCTCCGGCTCCACCGTAGTAATGCACCGTTGAAATTACTTAAATCTGGCTTCAGCTCTTTGAGGTATTGCTTGAGGACTCCGTAGATCCGTTGCCGTAAAACACCTGCCCCTAGACCCGGAACGTCTTCATACTCGGCTGATACGGCTTTGAGGGATTTCAGCTTTGTGGCTATCCGGTCTTCAACCTTTTTGTGAGCCACGACATTCCAATCGAGACCGGAGATTCTATGCATTCGACTAGTTACTAAACCAAAGATGGGAGAACTCCTTTTGAAAATCTCCACCCTTTCCCATACGCCAAGCTGGTATAGAGGGCGTTGATATTCTCCCCGAACCATAGCCCCGGACTTGGTTTGCCCGGTTACACCCACAAGATCCGATAAGCTATAGACGTTTATCCCGCGCTTGTTCTGTTTCCCGTACCCTTCACCATAAGCTCTATGCTGTTGCAGGTACTGAAATATTTCGTTCGTTGTCACGGCTGGATTCATTTCATCCTCCTATATTGATACCGCTGCTGCAACCTGTCGTGCAGTGACCATGAACGCTGCAGCATGCATATAGTGGTCTGCCTTGGATCCTTCGTTCCAGATATATTCATCCCGCTTTTCATCAAAAAACCTGGTTGCTGCCCCCATCTGATCGTAAAACTCTGGTACGCTGTCGATATTAGCTGGAAAAACAAGGTCCTTCATTACGACTTTTTCTTTCAAGGTGTCCAGCTGAGTAGTTCGGTCTACTGACACAATCTTCCTCTTCTGGTCAATCGAATCTCTCTTCGCATTCCCTTGGTAGCACATGAACATTCCTTTGAAACGTTTTACCAACCTCCGGCTCATTCTCGTCTCTGGTGCTGCATCAATCACACCAACCCTCACTCGGTATTCATTCCACAATTTTATCACATCTTCCTCTCCCTGCACAGTATCAGCATATTCAAGATACAACCGCCCGTCTTCCCCTAGTGCAGCGATAGTTACGTGAAGGACTTTTCCCACGTCAACTCCCATGATCCCCGGCCTATCGAACCGCTGGTAGACCATGTACTCACCCTTAGCGTCGTCGATAAGCCCCCTGGTTATACTGGACCCTGGCGCATTGTACGCGAGGCCTAGATCACCGTTATACACGCGCTGCATGGTTACATCATCGTACAGCCCCCTCTGGAAACGCTCGACTATATTTCGGATAGGCCACCGTGAAGAGAACAGCTTTGAAATATGGTACCCTCTATCCCTGCCATCTCCGGTGGGTACCCACTCACCAGATGAAAACCTGTTCACCGGCTTGTCACATTCTTCGCAGATCAGTTTAGCATCATCCGGCTTTTCCCAATCAAATGTCTCATCCCTCACCACGTAATCCATAGTGTCCACCTGGCGGACCACATTCCTAAAGAAGTCTGGTGTGAACCACTTACCACAATGCTCACACTGCAGGAACCATTCATTCTTGTCTGAATTGGCATAATGCAGATCAATTCCATAACCTTCTATCGTCGGATTTGCTACCCTTGTTATAGAAGGATCCTTGGCGTGTCCAAGGCGTTCTTCTCCCATCTCGATATTGTCTTGGACACATTCATCTAATTCGTCAATGATCAGGTCGTCTGCCGGGAACTCCGTAAATGCGCTACTAGACTGGCTACCTATCATCGCGATGGTTCCAGACCCGATATTCTTCAAACTCATAGACTCTGCAGCTCCCATATATCCGAATCCTGCTTTCCTCTTCTGCGCGTTCATTACAAGATCTTGGTAGTAGTCTGTTTTCAAAATCGACTTGTCATATCTGTTTTTTATGAACCGGCTAGACAGCCCCCAATTTGGAAACACGTAAAACACGTCCCGCCCATTCTTTGCCTTCGATATCGCAAGCTGCATAAGGTACTCAGATATACCGCATTGCGTGGATTTAATAATGGCCTTCACCGGATGAGGATCCATATAAATCTGCTTAAGGTATTTGTGATCATTGAAAGTTAACCGGTCCCCCTTGTGGGTCACATGATAGAACATCGCAAGATGCAGGACCGGAAACGTCTCTGCCATAAAAGCCTCATAATCTTCAAGAGTCTTCAGATTCGGACTCATTATCGTCCCCTCCAATCACTCTCTCGATACCTGGGATAAACTCTGACATCTGCTTCATTAGGTGTTCTTTGTCTTCCTTGCTGAACTTAACCTCATGCTCGACCCTCCCGCTGTGCGTCATCTCAAACCGGCCCTTCTGCCCCCACCGGTCCGGAAACTTTCTCTCCAGTCTCCATGCAGCGGCTGTCCAATTGGTTTGCGCTGCTTTAGCTATCAGTGATACATCTCGGATTTCCGCTTGAGCCAAGCCCTTTTTTACAGAGTCAGAGAAACGAATGTATCTATACCCGTCACCAATATCAACCCCTTTCGCTAACTCTTCTCTTGCTTTCGCACCTCTCTTTAACCAATAATATAGACTTTGCTTAGATATACCTGCAGCAGCAGCAGCAGTCTCAATGTATGATCCTACCTTTATATAGCTTAATATGTCCTGGAGGACATCTTCAGTGAGTTTGCTTGGGCGGCCACCCTGCTTGCCATTCTCTGAGTTTATTTTGCTTATCTGCTCTTGTGTCATTTTGTTAGTCTTTTTCGGCATTCCACTTTACTCCCTGGTACTAAGATACTGTAAATCAGCTCTTTTTCACAGCAACCCAGTATCCATCCATGTTGATCAACGGTTCTATATGCGCCCTCTTCTTCAGCTTATGTTTAATTCTTATAGACTGGAACCAATAATAGAACAGCCACCTTAGCCATTTATGATACAAATAAGATCCCTGGTGGTTCACCGTATTATTCATAAACACTACAACCGCTCTCTCGCTTTTCTCCCATATCTCAACGACTGTCTTCCAGCCGATTTCTTCTGCAGAGAAAAGGATCAGTGCAGTGTCCCAGTGCATACGTTTTACTGCATCCTGTGCTGTCATGAGAAAGTCTGGCTCGAATATCGCGAATGGATCCACTCCCTGAACCACTACCGTCTCAGGCGTCTCATGGTACTCTTTGACTGCATAAGGACCGTCTACAATCAGCTGCTTACCTAATCCGGCCCCACACCCGAAGTCAACTACTGTATCACCTGGTTGAAGCACTGAATGTATATACCGCTGGATAGCTGCATTCTCAAGTTTGTGTACAGATTTATTGTAAAACTCACTGTACTTCCCACCGTTTATCTTCGTATAGTTTACTTGAAACACGTTCATCTTCCCCCGCCTATTTTAAATTTTCGATACTGGTTTTTGAAAGGAACATCTCATACCCGCACTCGCAAGTTACCTTGATCAGCTCCATCTGCCTGTTAGCACCGTCGACCATTTTCTGTCTAGCACTCCCTACATCATCCATGCTTATCTCGTCTACCTCGTCAACGTCGCTGTAGTCTTCCTCATTAAAATCTCCCAGCACTTCTGACAAGGTATCTTCAATATCCCGGACTTCCATAGAAAGTGCGTCTTTATCCCATTTAGTTAAATCGTGGATCTTGTTATCCGCGATTCTGTCGACCCTGTTCACCTTCTCCGAGTTTTGACTGATTATTACCGGTATCTCTGTTAGGTCCAGCTCCGTCACTGCTTTGTACCTGGTATGTCCCTTCACTATCACATACTCCGTATCAACTACAATCGGCTGGTTGAATCCATATTTGAGGATCGACTTCTTCAGTGCATCGACAGCCTCTTCATTGTGCCGGGGATTCTTTTCATAAGGCTTCACCTGGTCCAGCGATAGCATTATTACTTCAAGCTTCGGACTGTCTTTCATACATCCTCCTTTACAAGATGACGCATCGATACGGTGATAGGATTGCTCCACCCGTCCAATAAAACTTTAGCCTGGTCGTCGTTCAATTGCTCTTTGAACACACCAGGCCTCGATACCATTTTAGTCTTTCCTTTAACTTCGACCTCTAACTTCCAAATGATCCGTTCGTTTATTCCAAATAGTGACACAATACCTCCTATTCCGGTCCGCTTTCGACCGTCTCCATTAGTAATACTTCAGACTTGGGTATCTGATATTCTTTCCCGCACTCGGGGCAGACAAGATATACAACAGGATCTTCATCATCTGGATTGTGAACCTCCGTCTCCACTTCGTTGACAACCTCGTCCAGCTCAACCACATGCGCAATCTCGAAGTCTACCCCCTGGAGTTCCTCTTCCAAGGTCCGCTTATCCCATGTTGACAGATCCTGAATCTTATTGTCCAGGATCCTGTCCTCTTTATTTTGCTTTTCCGTAGCAGAAGATATCAAGCATGGAATTGTCCGGTACCCCGCCAACTTTGCTGCATGATACCGGGCATGGCCCTTTACAATAATGTTCCGCTCGTCTATGAGGATAGGCTGGTTGAATCCTATCTTCCGAAAGGCGTCGATTAAGGCTTCCTTCGTTCGTTCATTCATCCTAGGATTATTCCAATACGGCTGGATATCCTCAAGCTTCACATCGACTATTTCATCGTACACCTGACCCCTTTTATTTCCCATCGTTTATCTCCCTTTTGAGTTTTGTTTGCTTCACTGTTTCCCAGGACTTGTTATATTCCCGGTCCTTGAATAGCTCCGCCACTCCAGTCATGTGTTCCAATCTCACCAATTCATCAGGCTCCAATCCAATCTCATTGCAGACTTCAGCGTCGTTCCACCCTTTGTCCCGAAGCTGTGCTACCAGGTATCCCATGCCGTTTATGGTGTGCTTTCCCCTGGCACGGTTATGCCTTACAGTTGCTGCCATTCGTTCATTCACGCTTTTGTTCAGAACAACCACTGGTAGTAAATCGTGGTACCTCTCCCGTATCGTTCTATTAGTCTTCATCGTTAGATACCTGTGGAACCCGTCGACGATAACATACTTTTTATGGTCAGCGTCATATACAGCAACCACTGGCTGAGTGTACCCGTCATGGTCGATACTCAGCGCCAATAATTTCAATTCGTTTTTGGCAACCTGGTTCGGATTGTAGTCATTGGCAATCACATCATCTATCGGAACCCATTGGACCGCCGACACCGGTGAATGTCTCAATCCTGCAGCTGCGCTCGATACCCTGGATATCTCATTTAGTGCCTCAACTCCGTCTTCCCCGATAGCTTCTTCAATCGCTTTCTTCAGATCACTTCGCATATTTCCGTTCCTTTGAGTAAGCCTTCTTTGCCATTGTAGCGACAAGATTCTGCATCCTTACCCCATAATAATCGTTCGCTTGCATCTGCAATGCCACGTTCTTCCAAAACTCTTCATTTTTTGGAATATCTTTCACCTGCTGATTTTTCAGCAGTTTTTCGAATCCTGCCCGGCCCTGGTCACTCAAGAGATTTAGCGTAATATATTCAACATACTCTTACCAAGAACTGAACGCCTCCGGAAGATGGGTAATTCTGATATCCTTCTGCAGCTTTGAATAGGTATCTATCCCCGGTAACCTTCTCACCAGCTTCTCATACGTCTCCGGTTCTATCTCCTGCAGCATCCGTAGTGTGTTCTCGGCAGCGATACCATGTGTAAGGGAGGACACCCGCATCCGTAATGGTGATATCCCGTACTGGAATTGGTAGTTATAATTTTTATTATAATCCCACCCATGTCTTGCAATGGCTGTCCATACGTCTGCAGCTGCCCAGTCATAGATTATACCAAACTTGTACGAAGGATCCTTCTTCCACCCGGCTTTGGTTGCCCAAGTAATATCTTTGTAGCCATGCGTCGATGTCATGGCAACCGACCTTAAGGGACTTTCCGCTGAACGCAATCCATACAGTACCGCATAGTTTTCAGTCTTAGCTGCTGCTGGATATATCTTGTCAAACAGTTTGTAAAACTCATCTGTCCCGAACTTGTTTTCTTTGATTGCAAACGGCTGCTGTGAGTGAATCCATACATCTTTCTTTTCCTGGTCCCAACAATACAACCATTCTTCGCTGAAGCTGGCTGCGTTTTCAAGCTTGAACGGCATCTGGTACCAATACATCTCAACCTCTGGTCGTTCGCTGGTCCGCTTTGCATAAGCTACCGTCTCTGCCCACTCAGCTTCTTGATCAATAAACAATACCTTAAATGGAAGCTGGCCCCTCCTCCTGGCCTCTTCTATCCCAAGCTCCAGGACCACCGTCGAATCCTTCCCCCCGGAAAAAGCTGCCATCACTTCCGGAAACTCGTCGAACAGCCATGAAACTCTTTTTTTCGCTGCCTCAAGCACGTTGTCTTTCCTGTAGATTTTCATAAATTTCTACCCTCAGAAAACCACATGGACTTGCCCCGTGGTAGGTTACTCGATTTATTATTTATAGCCATACTACACCCTCATTCCATCATACTCTTTTGCCGTTTTTTTAAGACCCGGTTTGCAATTTGTTTCTGTTCTTTCCCAGTTATAAACCTCTGTCGCAACATATTCTTTTGGAAGGACTCTCCGCCTACCAAATGGTGCAATCGGATTCCCGTTCTCCGATTTCAATTCCTTGTGCTGCACGAGACTTGGAACGGCGATATAGGTATCGAGTGAATGGTCGACGCAATACATAGTTATCCTTGCATCGTCATGGACACTTTTTGGATTGACATTCCTAACTTCCCATTCAAGAAACTTATTAATAAAATCCATGTTTGCGCAGACACACTGTCCCCATACTACATTGGTTGGATGAATATACCTGTAACCCTGTTCAAAAGCTTCACCAACTTCCTTGTTTGGCCAAAATCCAGAGAGTACAGTTTCAATGGATCCTTGTTCTATAATACCCTCTATATTCTCTCTAAACACCGGTGATACTTCTACATCATCTTGAAGAAGCACCCCGTACTCAGACTGAACAAGCTCCCAGAACCTTTGTGCTGTTCTCCATGCCCCGCTTCTCGAATCGTCCCATATTACAGTCGGCTCTATCCCCTGGTTTTTCAGATCGTACATCAATCTGTATACATGGACCGCTCTATTTCGCACAGCCATAATGCCAACCTGATAGTTTACCATAGTAACTCCATTTGGTTTACCTTGTTTGCACCGTTAGAACCGCTCACATTGCGTTCATTGGTCTTCTTTGGTACGTTACTACTCTTACCCTTCTTCGAAGGCTGCAGTAGCCCGTTATCGCGCTTGTACTCATACGAGTCTTCTTCTTGTACTCTGTTTATAATCATGGTCTCTTCAAGTGGATAATCCCACTCTCCGTTGACTAATTTTACCATCGTCCAGTAAACCCAACCATCTTCGTTGAAGTACCGTATATACCTTGAATAAAACTTCCCGTCGTAGCCATAGGTTCTAATGTGTTGAGCAAGCTTATAGAACATCCGTTTGTCCACCTTATCCCTCACCAGGTAGTAATGAGGCCATGTGTTTGCATATGTTGTTGCGAATCTCCAGCTTGTGTTATTTACGAAACTTTTCAATTCTTGTGGTAATTCCTTATTCATCTTTGCCCTCCGCTTTCGGTCTCTGTATAGTTAATTCTAAACGAGGATCAGCAGTGTACACACTGACTTCCAAATGATCCTGTTCACATCTTTTATGATACTCTCTTTGAATATTTATGTCACGGACCTGTTTATCATCTTCCACAAGCCCGGCACTTTCTATCGCATCCAAGAACGGTTTGATGAAGCTGTCCGTATCTTTCAGCCTGTAAAACCAAACCTTTATATCCAGATCGATTTTACCTGTATAATGCTTCGCTGGCACCTGCGCTTCGATTTTCTTTTTGAAGTCCTTGTACTCTTTAGTCATGAAGACTATTGGTAGGTATGCTGGCTTACTAGACCGCTTGTTCGGTATGCACCTATGCCCGTACATTCTGTTTGCCCGTGGGATCGTTCCAGTGAATGAATATTTAAATAACAACTTAGCCATATACCCGCCTGTTTAATAAGTATCGGTCCCACCCCCGACACCCAAACCTCTTTATCCGTTTTCCCCAGCTGCGGTAAGACAGCCGGCGGCTCCCGAAAACCCCATAATCCATCCTACCACAGATATAGCGACAGTGAAAGTTCCAAGGATCATCCCCCATATTGCTAATTTCCATTTCCGCCTATGTAGACCGCCCCAAATCTGGGTGCATCTACAAGTCTTCACTCCACGCATTTTTGATTTCCTACACTCTCTAAATAATTCTCAATAATCTTGCTCTGTCCGTGCAATTCCGCAAAGGTCATAACTCTTTTTTTAACGTCTTGGTAAATGTCTCTGTAAAATACATGCCTACTCATACCATCTTTCAGTCCCCGGTCAATTATCTGTTCGGCTGAGGATACTGTCATTAGTTGTTGGGTTGTCATAACTTCACGAAGATTTGCAAATTTGCCCTCGGTGACAAACAAAAGACCGTTTAGCATCCTGGTTATATTTGAATAATACATGGTTGCATTTTTACTCCCTTGTGATTCAGCATATTCAATATAAGTTTTCATAACGTCGGTTGTCTGTTTTCGGACAATCTTTCCAGCATCTCTGATGACCTGATATTCTGGCTCTCGCTTGTGTCGTTGAAGCGATTTATTTTCAAGACGGCATCTTTTAAATTGCTGAATTATCGCTTTTTTAAAAGCAACTACTTTTTTATTGTTCCTAAGCAACGTTCCCAAAAACATAAATTGATCTTCATTAAGCATATACTCGTTCGCTGCCCTACCTCCGGTTGATCTTAACTTTCGCTTTTTTAAAAGACTAAAGTCTTCAAAATCTTCTCTGTACCTTTCAATCAAGTCTCGAATAGGTTTGTGTTCCCGCTCAAGACCTTGAGACAACAAAAAGGACCCCACCCGCGCTTCATCTTCCCACACTTCAACTTCACACATTGTGTTACTCCTTTATATAGTTAACTGCTAATTCCACAATAACTGTATATTAAAACAAAGTCAAGTATTCTTTCCGCTTTTCCCCACCGCTTTTTTTTGAGCGTTGGGAAAGGTAATAGTCTATCCCATCTTCAAATCAGGTTTCGCCATTTCAAATGTCAAAACCCCGAACTCCTCTAACGCTTGTCCTGAGTATGGACAATAACACGTTCTTCTTGCGTCGTGAGTCGCACAACACATGCCCCCTCAGATATTATTTCAAGCGTTTTGTTAATTTCCTCCGATATGGAGAAGGCTATATCTATGGACTCATCCTGATAGACAGCCTGATAGACAACAAGAAGGTGCCCATCGTGCAGGTAATAGCGATTAAGATGCAGCCCAGCGATTTCTAAACGGCATTTTTTTAGCAGTTGTTCGAACTCAGAATGAGTTCTGACTGGTTTTAGAAATATCGTAGAGTATCCCGTAAAATAGACATCAGCCACCTTATTAATATCTACAGCGACGTCTAATAGCATTAGACTCCTTTTATAGCTTGCATTAATGGCGTCTCTTTCCTTGTCTATATCAAACATTACTCTTCCTCCTTTTGTTTCAGCAGCGCATTAGCCCTCTCCAGTTTAGAAAAAAGCTTTTCTGTCGGCCGCTTCCCTATCCGGTAACAAACCGACAGATTTTGATACGCACGCGCGGCTGAGAGCAATTTCTTGTTCTCAGCCTTTACAGCCTTTAGTTCTGCTTCTTTTTCATCCATTACTCTTCCTCCTTAAGCTTTTGGAATGTGAGCTGAGTTTATCTCGCCCTTGAGTTGTTTGAAACATTGCTCACACAATTGGTACAAACGTCCATTATCATCATAGTACCATCTGATAGAACCCACAGCACTATCAACTACTGCACACCGCTCGCATATTGGGACAGTTGTTGAGTTTGGTATTATTATCACTCTTC